GGACGTCGCCGCCAGTGCGATCGACTCGGTGATGTGGCCGCTGCTCGGCACGGTGGTGACCTTCGAGGTGCGTGCCACCAACGCCAGCGTCGGTGCGTCGAACCCGAAGTACACCGGCAGCGTGCTGGTCAACAGCTGGGCGCCGTTGTCGGGCGCCGTGTCCGACCTCGCCGAGGTGTCCGTGACGTTCCCGCTCAGCGGCGCCGTCACCCGCGCCACCTCCTGACGCTGTGGCGGAAACCAAGGGCAAGGGGACACGGCCGGGGTACCTGAAGGTCGAGGGCCTCGACCAGTTGCGCCGGGACTTGCGGCGGCTCGAGGACAAGGTCTCGAAGAAAGAGCTGCAGCAAACCCTGAAGGCGGACCTGCGCGACGCTGCGCAGATCGTCGCCGACGCTGCACGCCAGCGTGCCCCGTACAAGACCGGCCGGCTGCGGGACACGGTGCGCCCGAAGGGTGCGCTGCGTGGTTCGGCGGTCCTGGCCGGCGGCATCAAGGGTGTGCGCTACGCCGGGCCGATCCACTGGGGTTGGCCGACCCGACCGAACCCGGCGAAGGGTTGGCGTGGCGGGCCGATCAAGGGCTACCGGTTCATGTACGGCGCTGCCATGGCACGGTACGACACGGTGAAGGATCGCATGGAGCGCACCGTGGCGCGCATCGCCGCCGAGGTCAAGGGAGCCTGACCTAGTGGCCGGCCCGACGATCCGCATCGTCATCGACGCCGTCGCCGACGGTTTGGAGCGTGCCGCCAAGAAGGCGGGCGACACGGTCGACAAGCTGGGCACGAAGCTCGGCAAGTCGAACAAGCAGACCGAGGAGGCGTCGGGGTTCTTCAACCGGCTCGGCGGCGCTGCTCGTGGCGCTGCCGGGGACGGGCTCGGCCCGTTGGGCGACGCCGCCGGGGCGTTGGGCGTCGACCTCGACGGCATGTCGACGAAGGGCCTCGTGGCGGGTGCTGCGGTCGCAGCGTTGGGAACCGCTGCGGTGGCGTCGGTGAAGAGCTACATCGACTTGACGGAGCGGGTGCGGGCGTTCCGTGATGCGTCGGGGTTGTCGACCGAGGCGGCGTCCCGGTTCGTTGCGGTGCTCGACGACCTGGGCGTCAACACCGAGTCGGCGCAGTCGTCGTTGTTGCGGCTGTCGAGGTCGGTGGACGCCGGCAAGCTCGACGAGTACGGCATCGCCGTGGCACGCACGGCGTCGGGGACGGTCGACATGGCGGGGACGCTCGGCAACGTCGCCGACGCGTTGACGAGGACGTCGGACCCGACGAAGCGTGCAGCGATGGGCACCGACCTGCTCGGGAAGTCCTATGCGTCGCTGACGCCGCTGCTCGAGCTCGGTTCGGACGGCATCCGGGAGTGGACCGAGGGCGTGTCCGACGCCCAGGTCGTGACCGAGCAGAGCTTGCGTGACACCCGTGAGTTCTCGGTCGCCTTGGACGGGCTGCAGGAGTCCGCCACGGACGTCGGCCTGGCGTTCGGCAAAGAGGTCGTCCCGGTGCTCACCGAGGCCATCAAGGGCCTGAGCGACGGCATCAGCGTTCTCAAGGAGTGGGACGCCTGGTCGAAGAACCGGGACGGTTTCCGGCAGAAGCTCGAGGCGGAGGGCTACAAGGAGACCGGCATCCTGATCCGCCGGTACGTGAAGGCCAGCGAGGAAGCGGCCGAGGCTTCGTTCAAGACGCAGACGGCGGCGGAACGTCAGGCGGCGGCGTACGCCGAGCTCGGCATCGAGGTGAAGACCGCCAAGGAGCTTTCCGAGGATCAGGCGGAGGCGCTGAAGGAGGAGGAGGCTGCGCAGCAGGCGTTGATCAAGGGGATCAACGATCGGCGCAAGGCGCATCAGGGCGTCACCAAGGCGATCGACGACCAGAAGCTCGCCGTGCTCGGTCTGGCCGACAAGGAGTTGGCGCAGGAACGTGCGCAGCGCACGTTCACCGAGACGCTCGCCGAACTGGAGGAGGGCAGCGACGACTACGCCGAGCAGCTCGACGACGTGAAGGACGCTGCGCTCGGTGCTGCCGCTGCGGAGGTCGAGCTCGGCAAGCAGCGGGAGACCGCCGCCGGGCGTATCCCGACCGTTGATCAGGCGTTGAAGATCGAACGAGACGCTTATCAGAACCTGTTGGACAAGGCGTCGGACCCGCAGCTGCGGGAGTTCCTGCAGCGGCTGATCGACCGGATCGACAAGATCGCAAGCGACGCAGCGAAGCTGGACAGCGCGATCCGTAACGCCGGTGGACTGTCGGACTACATCGCCGCTTACGCCGAGCTCGGGATCGAGGCGCCGCTGCCGGGCCGTGCCGCCGGTGGCCCGGTGATGGCCGGCAAGGCGTACACCGTGGGCGAGGTCGGGCCGGAGTTGTTCGTGCCGCAGAGCAACGGCCGGATCTTGTCGGCGGACGACCTGGCCCGTGTCGGCAACGGCGGCGGCCAGGGCGTGACGATCGTGGTCAACAGCCCGATCGGGAAACCGGACGACGTCGTGCGTTGGCTTCGTGAGGAGCTGCGCCGGCTTGATCGAGGGCAACGCTGATGGCATTGACATTGGGCCGGTTGGGCCTGGCGACCGGCAGCGGCGGCGACGGGCGCACGCTGCTTGAGCCGTTCGAGTGGGCGCAGAACGGCCAGCAGATCACCCTCACCGGCGTCTACAAGGCGTCGTCGGACGCTGACGCCGTGTCGTTCGCCAACGGGATCACCGGCTTGGACCCGGCGCTCAGCGACGACAACTGGATCCCGATCACGTCGAGCCTCGTCTCCGGCGTCGACGGCTATTACAAGGTCCTCGGGTCGCAGGCAGGGTTCGGGCGTGCGTCGCTCGGGACGGGCACGCTGCTTGTCGACTGGCAGGTGACCGTCGAGCGGCCCCGGCTGTTTCGTCAGCCTCGTGTAGAGATCCCGGTCGCTGCGTCGTCGCTGACCAACGGCATGAGCGTGACGACGGCGACGTTCCTGGCCGGCGTGCCGGACGGGTCGCTGACCCGCTTCGAGTCGTCGATCGGTGGCGTGTCGCCGATCGAAGGCTCGAGGACCGCCGAGAGCGGAGTCGTGGACGTTCTCTACTCGCCTGGCTACAGCCTGCCGCTGACCGGTCAGTTCACCGTCGTGCAGTCAGTGGCGGCGGCGAACTACTACAAGGGCTCTGCCTACATCGCCGACTCGGTGGGCGTGATGCACGGCCGGCGGGACATCGCAGTGGCTAGCAGCTACACCGTCGGCAACGGACTGGTGCGCATGTCGGCGTCGTCGACGCAGCTGCTGCTGTCGTGGTGGACGGGGTCGGCGTGGACGTCCACGCAGGCGTTCAAGATGTGCCACGAGGTCGGCGCCTCGACGTACGACTGGACGTACCAGTCGGTCCAGGTCCTGCGGAACAGCCCGTTGGAGTCGACGTTGCGGCTGTCGGGTTCGTCGCCGCTCGGTCACGGCGGCGAGGTCACCACCGACGTCAGCGTCCGTCGCGGTGAGCGGATCGTGCGGCTTGTCGGCTCGTCGCAGAACAGTTCCGCCGGGATGCAGCTGCGGTTCGGGACGTCGACGGCGTGCACGTCGATCACGCCTGGGATCCGCAACACGAGCGCCATCAACAGCGAATACGTAATTATGACCTCCGACTACGCCTCGACGAAGACGACGACGGCGCCGGGCAAGCTCACGAACGCTTCGGCACGGGCTCGGAACCTGTGGTGCCTCGGGGTGACGAGCGGCGGCAGCGCAACCGGCACCGGCCTCGACGACGGCCTCGGGATCGGTCAGCAGTGCTACAGCATCTACGGCGAGGTCGAGCGGGTGGTGTTCGGCTGATGCCGGTCACCGAGCGGCTGATGGCGCTGGGGGACTGGTCGCTGCGCCTGCGGGACGACACCCCGTGGACGGTGCGCAACTCGATCAAGACCCCGTTCACGGTGCTGCTCGTCACCGAGGGCAGGCTCCCGGTCGTCGGCCTGACCGACACGATCGCCCTGGCATCGGCCACCTACGCAGGCGTCGTGTTGCGACCCGGCCCGCAGCTCGAGCTCGGCGGCTGCGGCCTGGAGTGGTTCTTGTCGGGCTCCGATTCGACGTTCGGCGCCGGGTTCGTGGCGTCGTTGTCGATCTCGTCCGGGTCGACGTTGTCCTCGGCGGTGTCCACCGTGCTGTCGGGGACAGGGTTCACGGCAGGCACGGTGTCGTCGGGGACGGTGGCGGCGTACAGCGGCGCCGACGTCACCCGTGGGATGGTGCTGCGCCAATTGGCCGAGCAGCTGCAGTACGAGTACCGCATCAAACCGAATCTGACGGTCGACGTGGGTACCGCTGCGACGTTGTACGGCTCGTCGCCATCGGCGGTGGTCGTCCGCCAGGTCGGACCTCGAGAGGTCGTTGCACCGTTTGGTTTGCAGGGCACGGTCGCCAACTCGTGGGACTGGGAGGACTACGCCTCGCAGGCCGTGGTGTGGACGTCGTCGGAGCGTGCGACGGCCGGTGGTGCGTCCACCTACCGGGGGCCCGGCGGAGCGTTGATGACGATCTACAAAGGCTGGGAGTTCACCGACGCCCCGGCCGGTGCAGCGTCGGGGATCGCCACGCAGTTGGTGTCGACGGTGAACCGGGCGTACCGCACGATCGAGGTCACCAGCGACGACTACCTGGTGACGTCGGTGGTGCCGTGCGGCGGCAGCGTGTGGGTCCACGACGTCGACAACGGCTTGGTCGACACCTCGAACCAGGTGCTGTTCGGTGGCGGGGTGATCCATCCGGTGTCAGCGAGGGTGGTCGCCGCGACGTTCCCGATCGAGAAGGGCGCCGGCGTGTACCTGCGTGCGCATGACGGCACGAACGTGACGTACACGGACTTGACCGATTACGTCGTGTGGGAATCGCCGGGTGTGCGGATGGAGGTGTCGACGGCTGCGCAGTTCCTGGCGCCGAGGGTGTCCCGCATCCTGCAGGATTTGTGGTCGCCGTGGCAGACCTACACCCCGACGTTCAGCGCGCAGACCACCCCAGCCGCGATTGGCAACGGTACGACGACCGGGGCGTTCCGCCGGCTCGGCACGAGCGTCGAGGTGCGGGCGACGGTCACGATGGGCACGACCACCACCTACGGCGCAGGCACGTTCACGATCTCGTTGCCGTCCGGTGTGACCGGACGGACCGGTGTCGCCTACCAGCTGTGCCCGGTGCTGATGGTCGATTCCTCGACCGGCAACGGTCACCAGGGCACCGGTTACGTGCTCGGCGGCGGCGGCGTCATCAACATCGCCGTGGCAACCTCGCCGTGGACCTACGCCGACAACGCCACTCCGTTCGCTTGGGCCAACGCCGACTCGATCTCGCTGTCGATGACCCTCGAGGTGGACCCGTGATCGAGTGTCCTGAGCTGTCGGTGGAACGCTTTACGCTTGCGGGCGTGAGCACCCCCGAGGAGATCGTCGGCGTCATGCGGGTGACGGTCGACGCTGCAGCTTTCGGCCCCGCCGCCGAACCGACCGATGACGACGACGACCTCGAGGAGGACGATCAAAAATGACGCTCCGCTATTCCGTTGCGCTGCGCACCGACCAGGCCGCAGCGATCAGCACGCTGGTCGGGACGAGCGCGAAGCTGGCGATCTACTCCGGTTCGCAGCCGGCTTCCGTGGCGACCGCCGCCAGCGGCACCAAGTTGGCCGAGTTGACGTGCAACTCGGGGGCCTTCGGTGACGCTGCGACCGGTGCGTTGACCCTGCGGGCGATCACGTCGGCGACGATCTCGTCGACCGGCACCGCCGGCTACTTCAGGATCAGCACGTCGGGCGGCACGGCGGTGATCGACGGTGCGGTCACGGCAACGGGCGGCGGCGGGGAGCTCGAGCTGTCGTCGACGTCGCTGGTGTCCGGTGCGTCGATCTCGATCTCGTCGGCCGTGATCACCATCGCCAACAGCTGACGTCGTGGCCGACAGCAAGATCTCGGCGCTCACGGCGCTTGCGGCTGCGGACGTCGCCTCGGCGTCCGACTTGCTGGCGATCGTCGACACGTCGGCGGTGGCGACCAAGTCGATCAGCGTGCAGGCGTTGCACGGCGCCGCCCAGGTGGTGTCGACGAAGACCACCGGGTCGCCGTATTCGCTCGTGGCGACCGACGCCGGGACGCTGCTGGTGATCGACAGCTCGACGGCGTACACGGTCACGATCGCCAACGTGCTGCAGCCGGGGCAGCGTGTCGACATTCTGCGGGTCGGGACCGGGTCGGTGACCCTGCAGGCCGGTGCCGGGGTGACCTTGTCGGGCACGCCGGGCCTGTTGTTGCGTGCCCAGTTCTCGGCGGCGTCGGTGATCTGCCGGTCGTCGGGTGTGTGCGTTGCGGTCGGGGACTTGACGGCGTGATCCCGTTGGGTGTGTGCGACGGGCCGAAGACGGTGGCTGTGGTCACCGGTACCGTCGTGCGCACGTTCAACTCCGACGGCACGCAGTCGTTGCGCTGGTCGACGTCGGGGACGGTGACGTTCTCCGGGATCGTGCGGTCGATCGACTACGTGGTGGCCGGCGGCGGTGGGGGCGGCGCTGCCGTGCTGGTGTCGGCGGCAAGCCATGGCGGTGGCGGCGGTGGTGGCGGTGGCGTGCGTTCGGCGTCCGGCAGTTTCGCGAACGGGGCGCACACGGTGACGGTCGGCGCCGCGGGTCTCGGCGGGATCGTCGGGACGGGCGCACGTTCGGCGACGTCGGGCGGGCAGTCGGTCCTCGGGGCGGTCGTCGCTGCGGGTGGCGGTGCGGGTGGCGGCACGTCCGGCGGGTCCGGCGGCGGCGGCAACGGACAGTCGAGCACCGGGACGACGGCGGGTGGTGCGGGGACGTCGGGTGACGGCCTGGCCGGCGGTACCGGGTTCGGCTCGGCGACGCTGGCGAACCGTATGGGCGGCGGCGGCGGCGGCAAGGGTGCAGCCGGTGTCGCTGCGACAAGCACGAAAGCAGGCAACGGCGGCGCCGGCCTGTCCACGACGATCGCTGGTACCGCCATCGTGGTCGGTGCCGGTGGTGGCGGCGGGTCCGGCGGGACGGGCGCTGCGAGCCGTGGCACGGGCGGCTCGAGCCCGAACGGCGGCAGCGGCGGCTACCGGGGTGGTGGCACGTTGAACAACGGCGTCTCGGCCACCGGGTTCGGCAACGGCGGCGGCGGCGCCATACCGGTCAGTTCGGTCGGCACCGCCGGGAACGGCACGGCCGGGACCGTGATCATCCGCGGCCACATCGCCCAGGGCTGACCGTGACGACGTCGTACCTGCTGCTCGAGACCGCCACCGACCGGCTGCTCGCCGAGTCCGGCGACTTCCTCGTCGGCGAGGACCACGTCCCGGTTACGAGCATCACCGGCGCCGCCGCGGTCACGCAGGCGGCGAACACGATCGCAGCGTCGGGCCTCACCGGGCTGCTCGGTGCGGTGGCGGTGACGCAGGCGGCGGACACGCTGGTGGCGCTGTCGACGATCGACAACGACCGCACCGGCGCCCTCGCCGCCACGCAGGCTGCGAACACGGTCGTGTCGTCGGGGACGATCAGCTACTCCGGCTCGGTCGCTGTCGAGCAGGCCAAGCAGCTGATGGCGTCGTCGGGCGCCCAGGCGTTCACCGGCACGATCGCTGTGACCGAGGCGGCGGACACGGCGACCGGGTCGGGCACGTCGACGGTCACCGGGACGGTTGCGGTGACCGCGGCGGCGGCGACGATGACGTCGTCGGGGACGCACACGGTGACCGGCACGGCGATCGTCACCGCCGCCGGCCAGACGATGGCGGCCGCCGGGACGTTCACCGTTACCGGCACGCTCGCCGCCACGCAGTCGGCGCAGACGATGACGGCGCAGCCGGGGTTCACCGGCGTGCTGGCGGTGACGGCCGGTCCGGCGACGATCGTTGCCGACGGGGTGATCGGTGCGACCGGGTCGATCACGGTCACCGCCACCGGCGACGGGATCACGGCGTCGGGCACGGTGTCGCTCGCCTCGACGGCGGCGCTGGCGCAGGCCCCGGACACGATCGCCGCAGCGGGTGCGGTGGGTGTGACCGGCCAGCTGCTCGCCACGGCGGCGGCTGCGGTGATGGCCGCCGGTGTTGCTGCGCCGTCGGGTGACATCACGGTGACGCTGGTCGATTCGGGCCTGACGATCACGATCGACGCAACGAGTCAGACGAGGACGGCGATCAGTGCCTAACTTGCGTTTCCCGATCAAACGACACGACCGGCTCCCGGCGCTCAAAGTTGCGCTCACCTACCGGGACGGGACCGCCGTCAGCCTCGTCGGTGCGACGTCGCCGAAGTTCTACATGCGCAGCACGTCGGCCGCTGACTCGACGACGCCGAAGGTCGACGGCGTGGCGACGATCACCGACGCCGCCGGCGGGCTGCTGCAATACGACTGGGCCGCGAACGACACCGACACCGCCGGCAGCTACCTGGCCGAGTTCGAGGTGCAGATCTCGGGCCGGCGGATGACGTTCCCTGCGGGCGACCAGCTCGTCGTCCAGGTGGTCGGCGACCTCGACGGCGTCGACGCCGCAGCGGCCGGCGTGACCTTCAACGAGGCGGTGCGGGACGTTGTCGGCGCAACGCTCGTCGCCGGTAGCAATATCTCGATCACGGTCGATGACGCCGGGGATACGATCACGATCACGTCGACGGCGGTCGGGTCGACCACGGCCGTCGGCGGCGACCTGACCGGCACGGTCGGCGACGCCCAGATCGCAGCCGGCGCGGTCGGCACGACGGAACTCGCCGCCGGTGCGGTGACGATCCCGAAGCTGTCCGCCACCGGCACCGCCAACAGCACGACCTTCCTGCGCGGCGACGGCCAGTGGGCCGAACCGGACGGCGGGATCAGCCCCGGCGGCGGCGGCACCACCGCATCCGATATCACGTTCGCTTCGACCGGGTCGATCGCTGCGACGAACGTGCAGGCTGCAATCGTCGAGGTCGAATCCGAGGCCGGGTCGGCGTTGTCGTTGCACGCTGCGGACACGACCGACGTGCACGGGATCGTCGACACGTCGACGCTGCTGACGACGTCGTCCTCGATCGCCGGTGACGTCGGCGGCACCCTCGGCGCAACGGTCATCGGGTCAGGCGTGATCACGAACGGCATGTTCGCCGCCGGGTCGATCAACGGCGGCAACGAGATCATGGACTCGTCGATCCCCGGTTCCAAGCTCGGAATCGGGGCGGTCGGGACCCTCGTCATCGAGGACGACGCCGTCACCGCCGCGAAGATCGCAGCCGGTGCGGTGGGCAGCACGGAGATTGCCGACGACGCTGTGACCGCAGCGAAGATCGGCGCCGGTGCGGTGGGCAGCACGGAGCTGGCCGACGACGCCGTCACGTCGGCGAAGATCGCTGCGAACGCGGTCGGGTCGAGCGAGATCGCCAACGCCTCGGTCGGTGTGGCGAAGATCGACGCCACCGGCACCGCCGGCTCCGGCACGTTCCTGCGGGGCGACGGGGCGTGGGCCACGCCGCCGAATCCGCCGGCGGCGTATTTGAACGACCTGGCGGACGTGAACACGGTGTCGGCCGTCGAGGACGACGTGCTCACGTTCAATGGCACCGAATGGGTCGGGGCCGCACCGACCGGCGGCGGGTCCTCGACCGGCGGCGACCTGTACCTCTACGGCATCTACCGCTAGGAGCTTCGTTTGGCCTCGAGCCCGAATTTCATCAACGCCCCACGGATCGGCATGGCCGGTCAGGTGTCAACGGCGAACACCAACCGCGACGGGACGGGGACAATCGTCGACGTGATCACCGGCGCCACCGGCGGGACCCGCGTCAACGAGGTGGTCGTGCAAGCGACCGGCGACCCGGCCGACAGCATCGTCACGCTTTTCCTGTTCGATGGCACGAACACGAGGCTGTTCGCCGAGGTCGACCTCGACAACCCGGCCGCCGCCTCTGCCACGGTCACCGGCTACCGGTCGACGATCCGGTTCGACAACCTCGTCCTGCCGTCGTCGAGCTGGAAGCTGCAGGCGGCGATCACCGCCGCACCGACCAGCGGCGTCGTGAACGTCATCGCCCTGGGCGGCGACCTCGCATGACTCTCGGGACCTTCGGGTGGCCTGGGCAAGCGCCGACGGTGCCCAACGCCACGTACGTGCCCGCCCCGGCGAGCACCTTCGTCGCTCCGTTCGGATCGTTCGGCCCGGAATCGTCTATCAGTCCGAGCGGCTCCGGCGGACCCACCTACTACGTGAACTACGGGCCGTCGTGGCCGTGCCTCGCCGATCACGTCATCACTGGCCTGCGCGTCGTGGTGATTACCGCTCTGGCAGCTAATACGTTGCGAATTGGCCTAGTGCAGATGGGGTCGGACGACCAGCCGACACAACGCGTCCTCGACGCCGGCACCGTCGACGCGAGCAGCACCGGCAACAAGGACATCACCGGCCTCGACACCCGGCTGACCGCCGGGACCTGGTACGCCTCTTACGTGGTCCGTTACGGCGGCGGCGGCTCGGTGTCGATCCGTTCGTGGCCGGTCCCGTACGGCCATTTCGGACAGGACACGTCGGTCACCAACCGCGGGTGGCAGGCGAGGAGCGTCGTGTTCGCCACGGCGTCCGACGCTGAATTGCCGTTCCGGCCGCCGCGTTGGGACACCCTGGCGTCCGGTGTCAACAACGTCGGCGCACCACAAGAATTTCTGCTCGTGCAACGCAAGGCGGTGCAGTCGTGATCCGCAACGAGGAGTGGCGCAACGGCGTGCTCATCCGAGCCGAGGTGATCGACCTCGACGCAGCCACGCTCACCATCGAGGAGATGGGCGAGGTGGTCAC